TTTCCTATAATATCTGTAGTAGATCCTTCCAACCTATCTACCATAAGTAATTCAGAATTAAGTTCATCAGTTAAAACATCAAATTCTACTGGATGATCTCCATATGCTGAATCATTAGCGTGTATATCTGGCCGAACCTGTCTAATAAAATTAATAGGATCTGCTTCTTCAAATATAATAACCATATCAACTGATCTTAAACTTACCAAAATTTCGGCTCTTTCCTTCTGTGGGACAATGGGCCTCTTTTCCCCTTTATAGTTTCTTACCGAGTTATCGCTATTTAACCCAACCACTACAAAATGATTTTTGCTTTTTTTGCATTGATTTAGTAAATTGATATGTCCTGGAACTAAAATATCAAATGTTCCGTTTGTTGTAACAATAGTTTTACCAGAACTTCTATGTGTCTCTATTACAGTCTTCCATAGGTGGGATTGACATAGATTATAAATGCTCATTTAGGTGCCTCTTTATTATATATATTAAATTATAAGAATATCAAAACGAATGGGGATAATAACATGAATGATATGTTAACACCACAAGCACCAATCTGTAACCGCCACGATCCCAATGATGCGTTAGGTGTAATGTTAAACAAAGTGGAATTGGAATTACAAAAAATTTGTGGAGAAAAAAACAAAAGTATATGTGGGCTAATATGTGTCGAGTTATTGTGTTCGCAGTTGAGAGATATGCCAATTGATACTTTCCAATGTGTCGCCTCAGTGGCGAAAAAAAGATTGAGTTATACAATCAAAGATAGGGCAACCTTAGAATTAGGTCCTGAGATTGTTGAAGAATTCCTTCGCAGCGAAAAATGAAGGAGAAGGAGTTACTATGATTGCGATTGAATCACATGTAAGAAATATCCAATTCGATGATCTCCCATATTCTATTCGTTTAGTGTTAGAGCAAATCAATGGATATAAACTATTCCTCACTGGAGAAAAATGGTTCGGAACCGCCATAGAAAACTCGCCATGGGAATTTTTTACTCAATTCGAGTTAGATATATCCCATCAATTGAAATCAATAGGGTTTGAACTAGAAAGAACTAGGTATACCCACGTTAGAGAAAAATGGGTATATGAGGATATTATAATCCATCTAGTTCACGATGAGGCTAAGACAGCAAAGGCTTGGGTATATCTATTTATGACATGTGCACCGGATGCTGTAGAGTTATTGAAAACAAGAGGAATCATTATGAAAGAGGATTCATTGGGTATACAAGAAGACGGTAGTATATCCTCCTCATCACCATCTAGGGGTCGTACCCCTGGTAAGATTTTATGGGAATATGCCCATTATATAATCTGAGCAAAAGACTTGCTTACATGTGAAAGGAGAGTGAAATGAATGCGTTGGCATTCTATTATATCGCAGGAGCACTCGTAGTTGGTTGGTTATTAATGCTATTATTATCCCTTCTAGGTATTAAGATGTACCTAGATTCAAAAAAGGAGAATTGAAATGTTTGAAGTTTCAATCGTTATATCTATAATGTCATGTATTTTTATATTTGGGTGTCTGGGGATAGGCATTGGATGTGGAATACTCATATATAAAAATATGAAGAAATAAAACTTGGGGAGCAATCCCCTTTTTTATGTACAGATTTTAAATTGTGTATAATATGTCAAATAGTGACTTACGAAACTAACTATTTGATTTTTATCAACTATATCCGTTATATAGTCTTTATCGATAGATTTTATTAATTCGAGTATCAACTTTTTTGGATTGTACTTTTGAACCATGGTTCCAGAGATAACTCTTCTAACTAAAAGATTTCTTTTCTTTTCTATACAGGTATCATTTAAAGAAATAATTTTGTTCATTAGTAGTAAAATGAACCTAAGTCTTTCTCTGGTAGCTACCGTTGATAGATTCTTTACTATATAGATTCCAACGTTGGCTCTTATTCCACTTTTTGCTATAGCCAATCCAAGAGCTTTCTTGTTTATCTGACCATGGGTTGATATAGCTACTGAAATCCTATCAGGAATCTTACCTACACTATCTTGACTATCCTCATCTTCCTTTTCAGATCTAGCTGTGAATTGCTCATCCTGTTGTAACTTATAGTATACTCCAGCAAAAGATCTAAGAGATTGATTGATTCTAGTTCTGATAGCAGACACTAGTTTGTCAATATAATCCCACTCAGTATCCGCATTATTTTTTTTCTTCAAAGAAATAAATTTTTTCTTATATTTATCGAATTCGGCATCAGAGAGATATAGTACAGTGTTAGATATACCTCCCCTCGTATAGAAGTTATGTTTCTGAGAGACCCTATCTAAAGATACATTCCAAACATCTGGATTGCAATACTTAAAGTATTTATGCACTAAACTTCCATAAAACTTCAATGAGAGAAGAAGATAAAATAATTTAGCGTTCTCATATTCCTTCTTATTTAGAAAATGAATTAACCCATATAAAATCAATACGGTTTCGTCTCTTGTGAGAATCTTCCTCGATTTGTATTCTCTGGGCATATTCTTCTTGAAGTCATCAATGACTTTTTTATCGACTCCAGTCAGATGGATTACATCTCTCCAATACTTAGATATCTTTAAGTAATAACATGGCTTCGTAATAGACGATAACTCACGGGATATAATCTTTGTCAGGTATCTAATAAGACGTCTTGTCTCAGCTGGGCTGTTTTTAGGAAGCTGTAAATTGTTAAACATTACCACCAGCCATTATATCTTTCGCCAATTTAACTCCAACTTTCTTTCCAGATTTGATTGCTTTAGAATAAACTTTAGGATCAGCAACTAAACCTTTCACATCTATGTTCTTTATAATTGTTCTAGCTCTTTTGTTTAATGTGGGGTAATTGCTCATCAAATGAACCCCTTTCTTTAATTCCTCACATTGATCTCTATCGGTAGTCTTACAGATATTTTTTAGAATCCATTCTTCTACTTTTCTAAATGAAGAAACGAGATGCTCACCATACCCATATTTAGTTGCGTAATTATCTGAGGTATATTCCATATTTCTATTTATTTTAGCAGTTATTGTTTTCTTTACTACTAGAGCTAATACATATAACCCCTTATGCAACGACATTTTCCATACCACTGCCCAAGTTGCCGCCAAAAGAAGATTAGATGCAAAAAACATATTCACAGTTTTATCCATGTGTTTTTTATCGTAATGACCATACTCATGTAGTAACACAGCAGTTATTTCTTTCTCGTTTAAAATCTTCATCAAACCAGAAGTTATATATAAATGTGGAGATCCATCATTATAGGCGTTTAAAACTTTAGTTTTAACTTCTACTGCTATTGGGGTCTCATCTTTAGTAATTTCTCTTATACGTTGAGTATACTCAGGCAACACAAACACTTTTGCGCCTTCAGTCAAATAAACTAAAGAATCTATATAATCAGAAATGGATTCAGCCACTTTATTTTTTTGGTTTCTATTTCTATAAATAGAGAAACATATTGCCGCAATTTGCTTTGAATCTTTAAATTTACCTTCATATTTCATAATAGGTATACACCTAGCAACGAACTTATCTTCGCTCTCTCCAGGATGAGGTCTAGGCATATTAGTCTCCTATGTTCTCAATTCGACATCAATTGAACTGGTATCGAAGAACATTAATTCTGGTGTATAAACTAACAACTGATCTTCAGTAAGATTATCTATTTCGTATGTGTATTCTATATCATGGTCTGGTTTCATAACTCTACAATTAGAAACACCATTAACTGATTTAACGAGTCTAGTTATTTCAGAAATTAATAACTTTCCATTATATCCGAAAGACGAGTATAGTTCATTAATTAAAGTATTTTTTACAGTATTAACTAAAGCAGTATCGGTTCCAGTATAATCAGACCCCATCCATATCACTACCTTTACTTCGACTGGTAAATTATGAGTAGGTTCGACGATACTATCTCCATTGTATATATAATACGTTCTTTCAGCTACGGTATCTGCTATAGTATAGAATATATCATTAACATTCAAGTTCTGGAACAACCATCCACCCGCAGTATAACTTGAAGCTATAGCAACGAATCCACCAGGACTTCTACTCCAAGGATTATCATCATTACTTACAGCGTATCTATCCCCATTGGTGGGACTAGAAGGTTCAGTTTCTGGATTCAAAGATATCACCGGATCCCTAGTTGTAGGATTCAATAACATATTACTTGCTGTACCAGTTGTGTTAGCAAACTTAAAGTTCACATAATCCGTAAGCATTCTATACTTTGTAACGTCCCATTGAATTATTTTAGATATAACATAGAAATTAAATTTACTCTGATCTATTCTATCCCAATAATCTTTCAAGATAACTGGAACATCGTATACCCAGTAAATATCTGAAGCGTCTGTTCCATCTGAGGTACCGAGTCTAACTTGACTATACATAAATTCATCTAGATCCTGTTTGACTATGGCATCAACAAATGAAATACTGACTGCAGATGAATCTGGATCCGATGAAACACTACTATCGTAAATAGTAAATTTATATGTCTGAGATCCTTGAGGAATATCTTGGACACTTATATAATCGGCAAAGTTCATGTAGAATTTGGAATCTGCGACCGAGTGAGGTAAATCATAAGAGTCTCCAGTCCAAGGGATCTCTACGTTACAATTCATACATGATAAATCTTCATTAACTAATTTACTGTAGTATAAATCAAAGTAAGATTTATCGTCGTCTGGATCAGTTGCTTCGTATTGGTAAAATTCGCAGTATGTTGGAAGCAGTTTAGTATCTGTAGAATATGCTCTAGAAATGGTTACTGGAACCTCTAAATTATTTGCCACATAATAATAAGCTGAATCTAGAAGAGTCTGGTCCACTTCAATATTAAACATACTAACATATTCTTGACTGTTTATAGTAATTTCAGAACCAGCTCTGATGGTCCAATTAACATCTCCACTTGTATCTACAGTCCATCTAGCATTTCTTGTTGGAACAATATAAGACTCATCATTTACTGTATCATTATAAATTAGATCCGAAAATAGGCATATTTCGTTTCGTTTCAGATCACTTCTTTTTAGTATGTTGACAGTAGTTGAAATAGGAAGTTCAGTAGCAATATCTGAGAAACTGTTATAATCATCTTTAGCAACTAATCTCTCATTTGATTTAACTTGAGCTATAGATTCTCTTCTTATATCATCTATCGAAGGTGAATCTTTGCCACCATAAGAAGCTTCTGGATTTATAACTGCTAATGCTACTTTTTTAGTTACAGTTAAATTATCTGAATTCACAGGGACGCTTATTTGATCTGAAGTGTCAATCGTCCCAGGAATAACATCTCCAGCAGATCCATCACATAAATGGATAGTAATTGTACATGATTCTCCAGTTGGTGGCTGTTTCCCATACATTCCATTACCGTAGAATAATCTTACACCTTGAGAAATAGATCTCATTACATAACCATATTGATCTTCTGGAATTAATGGAACGCTTGGATAACTAGTCCAGTCTGTAGTTACTAACTCCATAGACCCAATAGTCTTATCACTAGATTGACCGCTTGTTTCGGTAGGAGCTTTTTCTTTCTGAGTCCCAGATGACAGTTGATTTTCTAAGACTTGATTGACTGTAATAACATCCACATTAGAAACTTGACCGGAACTAAAGATAATATCTTTTGTAAAGAATTCATATGGTTTCAGTTTAGGGAACTGGAATTCTAAATCGCCTTTATCTAGAGTATATACTTGAGTAGCAGTAGCTAAAAACCTAACGCCTTTAGAGTCATCGTCTATATCTACAATTTCATAAGGTAATATAGAATATGATTTATTCTGGAGTAATTCATCTCCAGCAGTGAACACTTCTTTAATCTGTGCAGTATAAGCAGTACCAGTTCTAGTAATTTCAAAATCTAAATTGTTTAATAAACTAAATTTTACATCTTTAGCATAGAACTTGTGAATTTTAGGCACATTATCTTTATTAGTATCTGTAGTTCCAATTAATGTAAATTGAGTATAAGATTGATTTCCCATGAAATCTAAAGGCAAAGTTATTAGAACTTTTGCAGTGGATGGAGTAGCTAAATTTGCTTCATACCCTATCATGGCGCTTAAGTTAATAACTGATTCTCTTTGATCGGCAGTCACTAAGAAAAACTGTTTCCATATACTACTATTATAATACAGACAATCGGCAGTTAATACGCTTAGAGAATTTATTAAGTATGATAAATAACTAGACTTATTAAAATCAAAGTTTTCTAATATAAGTTCATTCTTTGCGAGAGCTATGATTTGTTCACGTATCTTATCTCTCGAAGAATATATTTCAATGTTATTATCGAAGACAGTAGTTACCACGTTATTCTCCTCACGTCAAAAGTCTCTTCAGATAGAAAGCTGAAGAGTTGTCGAATAGTTCTGTTAATCTATTTGCTAGAGTATCTACTCTTTCTTCTAATTTCATTACTAAAGTACTATTATCAAGCGGTAGAATCTTTCTTAAAGTCTGTATGAACATAAACCAAGATGAAATTTGTTTCTCTAGGGAGTCTAATCTAAATGGAGCAACTTTTACTCTACATTGATACATCTGATTATAAACACCCTGATGGGCTAAATTCACATTAGTTATCATAAGTAAAGGTTCTATTTTAGGGCTATCAGTAGCGAACGCAAAATTGGGATCGATTATATCCCACTCACAAGGCTTCAGGCCGTACGATGCAGGAAAAGATATACTAGATACCATAGAATCAGTATACGTTTGACCACGCTCATCGTTGGCTGTTTGTGGTTGTATCTGTTCAAACCCGAAGACAGGAAGTGTATAAATCTTCTTCCAGGCTACTCCAGATAGATCCCCCACTCCAGCTTTTTCATAGGAACCGCCTCTTAATTCAGTAGTTTCCCATACTGTATTAGATTGATCTATGGAGTAATAGTTAATGGGATATGCCCTATACACTTCTTGATAATATTTATACGCAGTGTATTGAAAATCAGTACTAAAATTATAATCTCTCAGAAAAGGTTGCACTACCATTTAACTTACTTCCTTAAGAAGGAATTCATCTATTTCAAATGGAACTACTAATATCTTACCATCAGTTTTGATTGTTATATTAACTAAGAACCCCTTCCTATTCCTGAACCATAATATCTCATGAGTTATATCTAAATCGCCTTTATTTTGATCTATAACCTCTTGAATGGTTACATTTAATTGTCTTTGAGTTTCGTTGTCTGCCGGTTCAAATATAAATCTATATATATTTTCTCCAAATAGAGGATCGAAGACGTAATTTCCTTTAGGGATCATAAGTTGAGCAATAATTCTTCTTACGATAACTGCGGTTCCTTGTAACCTTGCCCAGTCACCTTGGGGAGATATGATGTTATTCATATCATATATATCAGTATCACTACCAGGAACACTTAATAGGAATTCTTCATAACCTTGCTTGGCCATGTAGTGTCTCCGCAAATTTTAAGTTTGTCCTGATGGATCTTAGGTTAACTATACTATATATATTAAATACTGAAAGGAGTAATCAATGGATGATTCTTGGAATTATAATATAGATGATTTACCAAAAGATGGTTCGTGTATACTTGTGTGCTTAAAGCTTATTTATCCCGATTTAGATGATAAATTAAAGTTACATTACGTGACAATTTTTTATCATCCTAGTGGGAAATGGTTGGAGAGATATACCAATGGAGTTATAGTAATCCCCAATATATTCGCTTGGCAACATATTACCCCACCGACAAGAAGACCAGACTAATACTTTTGTCCATATTAAGTACTGAAAAGGAGTAATCAAATGTGGTTTATTTTAGGTTATATAGTTAGAGACCTTTTTGGGAATCCTGTTATTCACCGACATCATAGAAGTAGAACTAATTATGTTTTCATATTTCCCCCAAAACCAGTTAATGTAATGGAGGTAATCAAATCTCCATCTAAACCAATTAGGATTAAGGGCCAAATCAAAAGGTCCTATTCAGGAAGATGGAAGGAGAGGAGTAATTAATCCATGAAAATAAAATATAAATGCGGACATTCTTATGATCTAGATGTTTCGGAGGTGGATTTTTCGGAGGTAGATGAGAATACGATTTCTCATTATATGAAATGCATAAAATCGCTACCATGTCCTACATGTTTCAAAAATCTGAAAGAAAAGAGTACCTAAATGTGTAAACAAAAATTCAAATACAAATGCAGCCACACTAATGAGGTAGATGTTTCAGATGTGGGTGGGGATTGGATTACTGGTTATACAAAATGTATAAAAGGGCTACTGTGTCCAATATGTTTTGGAGAAAACCAAAAGAAAAATGGATGGAAGGGTTATAAAAGCTGAAGAGGAGAAGGTGATGAATTAAATACCCATCACCTTCTTTTTATTCTTTTAGATATATCTACTGGTTTCTTAGGTTTTGAAGTTTTTAATGTTTTTACTTTATCTTCGAATTTCTTACGTCTCTCTTCTTCTAGATCAGCTTTCCATTTTAGTATATGTAGGAAAGTTGGATACGGCATACATAATACATCAGTATATGTTTGCTTCATTACTTCCATTAAAGTGAAGACGTTTTCTTCTAAATTTTTTTCGGACTTATCTTTCTCCTTAGAGTGTTTGTGCCATTCGAAAAAACTCGTTGACGATATTCATCTCGTAAAAGTTTTCAGTATTACAAGCACTACATTCCCATTTGGTATCAAGAGATATATTATATTTACCAAATGCTTCAGAGAATTTCTCGAAGATTATTTCTTTTTCTGTAGCTGGAAGACTATTATATGCATCCAGAATATCTTCACGGTTATCTATTACATTATCATGCCCATCTTGGATATGAATAAGTTTTTCTATACTAAGTGTTTCTAACATAGATTCGATATGATTGAAGTTTGTAAATGGGACAGAAGCGAGAAGATCTTCCTCATGGGCTAAAGTGGGTTGTTTGATATACACTTTAACTTTAGATATCGGAAGTTCAATCACGATTTTCTTAGAAAGAATATCATCCCCCTCGAATTCCGCAGCTTCTTCCTCATGTTGTTTTTGCTTAGAAGCGTTATTTACACTAGAAGTAATATGGGTCTCTTTAACATCCCCTTTCTCGTCTTCTACATATTTTATCTCAGATTGTTCTGGGAGACCTGGGGGAGGCTTAGGGGTGTCAACTATTGTAGCCACTTTAACACTAGTAACCAATTTCTCACTAGGATATGGATGGATAGAAAACATTTTATTTAAATTAAATGTAAGAGTATCTGTTGTTCCACAATTATGACACACAACTCCAAAATCTCTACTGTTGCCAAATGTAGAATGGTATATTCCATACACTAAAGCCGCTCTATCTGCAAGAGTAGTTTTAGTTAAGAACTCTTTATAATCTTTGATATGGGCAGGTCTATTTTTAATAGCTTTCCATAAAATTTTATTAATTATCGTCGCAGATTTAGATGGAGTTAAACTAGAATGTTTTAACTCATTGACATCAGATACAGTTAAGCATCTCACATCGTATTCATCTCCAGTTTGTGGCGTAACGACACTATAAGATGGATAGTCGATTTTTAAACCTTTATATATACCCATAATGTTTTTAACTCCTATGCCCCGTTGTATTATAAGGGGGAGACCGAAGCCTCCCCCATTTTTTTAATATATTAAGTTAATTATGCATTTCCGCCATCTGTACCTGCATAATTCTGTTGAGTAAATAAAGTAGATGCTCCAGATTTATACTCCGCAGCTAGTTGAGCGCATTTTGCAAAAACCCAATCTTCTTGATAAATCATATCACAACTAAAATCGATATCTAATTCTAATTTATCCATAGTTGTGATATCAAATCCAAATTGATCTGTTGGATCCATAGTTGGGAACATACCAACAAGGAAACTAGAGAAATCTACTGATAGACCATCGGCTTTTGTTGTCCAATAATACATAGATCCAGTAATAGATCCCTTGGTGAGTTTATTTTTATTTGCTACACCAGTTCTATAATCTGAAATAAGTTTAACCCAGCTATGTATGATATTATGAATCGGTGCGCCTGACCATTCAGTGAACCTTAATGAGACTGTGTTATCCCAATCTGCATTCGTTGGGTAGAAGAACTTAGTTCCTCCTAATCCATTGAATTCTGCTTTATTTAAGGTAGCTCCAGGAATAGTAACGGACGTGCAACTAGAAGCTAAAGCATTTCTCATTTGTGGATTAGTCATTGATGAGGAAGTTAATATATCTTCGCTGGTTAGAGGAAAATCTATCCACTTAATAAAACAATATCCTGTAACTAATGGATCCACAGCAGTTCCTGGGCTATTTGACCCCCATCTTCTAGAAAATGGATTTGCAGCGCCTGTTATTTGTCCAAAGCTATGTGTATAAGAATTAGGGTTAGCCATTTATATGCTCCTGAAAACAATTTACTGTAGTTTGAAATTTGTCCTTAGTTTACTTTGCCTTCAATAGAAGAGGCACCCCATAAAAGAGGTGCCTCCGAGAACCATCCTATGAGGGGCATGGGTTTGATGGTTCTATTCCTATTAAGTTTATTTTATATAGAAAGTGAGGTGAATTTGCTCAAGTGTCTTCTGAGGAATAATTGTAACGTCAATTCTGCATTGCTTAGATTTAAGCTCGTACTCCGTAGCACCTACGCTTACTGTAAACGACCTCAGTCCTCGTCTAGCTTTGATGACATTCAGGAAAGAATTAACTTCTCTTCCAATAGCTTCCCAGGTATCTGAATCATTCTGTTCAAAGATATAATATTGAGCAAACTGCTCGATTGCTCTTTGACAATAAAGAACCATTCTAACTACATTTATGTCCTGCAAAGAAGTAGGTCTTTTCTGTGAAGTTAACTGACCATAAACGACTGTCCCGGTATCAATGAATTTGACAATAGGATTAAGCTGTCTGAGATAGAATTGGTCTCTTTCAGCTAAATTGGGACTATATCTCATTTCTTTGATATTAGAAATGGTTGCTCTATTAAATCCAGCTGGAGCAAACCATATATCAGAGACGTTATCACTATATGGGAAAATTCTAGCCATATGATAACAAGGAGAAACCCAGATATCTCTTGATTCGAAATGATCGAATATTTTAGTATATCCTTCATAAACAGCAACAGCCTTATTATCTAATCCAGAAGTGAATCCTTGGATGTTGCCTTTTCTCTTGTTAATAGCTGTAGTAGCTTTATAATTATCACCATTGTCAACTACACCAACACAGTCCCCGCGAGTCTTACATAAGTCTTCAATAGCGCTTTTTACCCCAGTTGCAGGATAGCCAGCATCGAAAACTAATGAGAAATAAGATTGTTCTTTATCTATGATCTCACTAAGATAAGTAGGATCTGAGGTTTGATCGGTAGTAGGTTTAGCTAAAACTCCCTTATAGCATTTAGTTAACAAGGCTTCAGCTTCACCTGTTTCAATTATACCATTTCCATCAAACAACGCGCCATTGCTACCAAATGGATATCCAGTATCTCCAGTTCTACCTGACATAGGTTGTTCTTTAACAACTGTAGCACCCATAACTGCATCACCAACTTCTCCAGCTGTTGCGGCAGGATATGGGTTAGTAACAGTAGCTGAACCAACTGGGCCATAATAAGCAGGAAGACCAGTATAAGCAGTATCTATTGTCTGTGCTGTATTATCATAAGTTTCAAATGGTTCAGACCAATCTGCTCCATCATCGACCGCTAATTTAACTTTATCTCTATTAGAAATACATTTAATATATTTAGAATTATTATTTAACACATCTTCTACATAATTAGGTCGACCATCTTCTCCCAGATATTGATAATCAAAAGAGACTTCAAATGTTTCGACTATTTTGTAGGGATACGCACCACTTTGAGATTCTGGATCTCTTTCTTTCTGTTTCTCCCAAACTCTAATATAATAAATACTATCGTCATTTGCTAAAAATGTATCTTCTGATTTATCTATACTAAGTTTGAGATTATTGTAATATGCGCCACGTCCTATACCATAGAAGCATATAGGCCATATCACACTAGATTCACCGGCAGCTCCAGAAGTATAATCTGTTACTATAGTATCAAATTCGCTAGTAGAAGTGATAGCAGCGGATTTTGTCCAAGCAATAGACACATCGGCAGTAGAATCTACACTCGCAAGATTTCCAGTAACCGCCAAAACTATATTAGCATAAGAAGCATCATTAGGGAGGACTCTAGTAACGAATAATGCATCAGACTGCTCTAAGAAAGCAGATGCAATATATGGACCCTGACCCCAACTAGCTCCGGCGTAATTGATATCAGGTTCACCGAAATCCTTATAAAAGTCTCTGGAATTTGTAAAGACCAATTCGTTATCTGGTCCTTTTTCTGAAATTATGGGAACAAAACCAATCGTTGAAGGTACAACTCTAACATACTCAGAGAGATCAACAATTTTGGTATATACACCCGGACTTACATTAACAGCCATCTGAATCCTCCTATAATGAGTAACCTCATTAAAGTATAGTCTAATTTTGTTATTAGTTTGTCCTTATAAAAAAACCGCAATTTCTGACACTCTAAATAGTTGATTCTATTATATATATTAAATTATGTAGAAGAGTTATTTATTATATAATAACTCTAACCAAATCTTGATCTGGAGAACTAATTATCTTTTTTCTCCAGGCGAATTATGAAAGGGTTATAATATGACTTTAGGTAAGAACTTGAATGTTGTTCATCAAACTGTGGGGGGTCTCATTAAGTTCATTGAGGGGAATCATGAATTAGCTATGATTGCCTCTGCAAACTTTAATTGTTTTGCGACAGATACTCAACAAACAAGGAGCAATTTAGGGTTTACTGTTTCAAATACAGTTAATTCTCTGCAGGAAATCGCCGAAGCTTGCAAGGTCCTTTTGTGGGCTGGTATAAGGTTCCAAGTTCGGGTTAGTAAAGACGATCCTCGTAGATTGGTTGTGACCACATTTGAGCCTGGACGTGTTATTGGAGCTATCGCACAGTATCATATTTGGAAGAGAAACCATATCATGGGTATGTTTGAGCTATTGAGTGGGCTCAGCAACAAAGCATGGGAAACACGAGGATCAAAATCTCATCCTACTTTTCTTGGTTATTGGGAAGTCGATGAAGTATACCCGAAAGGATTTCCAGTTAATGTCAAAATGATCCAATGCGATCTACGGAAACCGATCTGGGAAATGAGCTCTCTCGATATCGCCACAAGTATCTTTGGGCGTATGGAGGAAAAACACCAAAAGAAAATCGGATTCTACCGGCTGAGGAAGATTGTGGACGATGCCCGCAAGATTTCTCCATTGAAGATTCCGACGTGGGACAAATTCTTGGAACTCCTGGGACCAGAAGCATATCCAGAAGACGGAGCATTTGGAGCGGATCCAGAAGTACAGAACCGAGGCGCTAATTTCTTTCTTGAGAAACCAGAAAGATGCCCGGACTTGATCGAAGAAGCAGATTTCAACAATCTGATCATGAACACCATCGTGACAGAAAAGACCCCTACAAGAGTCAGGGAAATCTGTATGGAACGACGTCTGGCAGTGGAAGAGAACAGCACTTCGGAATATAAAATCATCTAAGTAAAATAGCGCGTGATACTCATTGGAGGGGCTATATTATTTATAGTCCTTCCAATTTGACTTGGGTATCTCATTAGAAAACTCTGAAATGAAAGGATTAAAATGGCAACAAAACCAAAACCAAAAATCACCAAAATAACAATCAACAAAGCCCACAATCTCACTTATCTAACTTCACATCAACTGCCTCTTACAAGAGGTTCGAGTGGTGACATTCGAGGCAAGAGTTGACTAGGAGGATTCAGTAATGGATCAGAAGTTTTCTAAGAGAAATACATACACACCTACGGATGCCCACCAAGTCTGTAGCTCTGTGACTCG